GAGGTGAAATACTAAAAGGAAATGTTGATGTATTTAATAAAATTATGCATGAAAAATTAGATATTAAATCTCAACGAGAAAAAATTCTGGAAGATATTAATAATAAAAATTTAGAAATAGAAAAAGAAAGAAGATTAACTAAAAAAAGAGAGATTATGGATTCATTTTCAATGGAATTAATGTTAGAAATAGTCTATAAATTGAGTGATAAAACGTTACCTAATAATTTTTATAAGAATATTGAAGATATTATAAAAAATGAAGACGATGAAGGTTATACAACGGTTTTGTCTAAAACAAAAAAGAAGAAATTAAATTTAGTTAAAAAAGATATCGAAAGTAATAAAAATATAGTTAACAAAATTAATTTTGATGATAAAGACAAATTATTATTAATGAAAGAGATTGATAATGTATTAAATGAAGAAGAAAAAATAGATTTTCAACAATTTATAGAAAAGTTATTTAATTTAGATGAACAGACTATCATAGAAAATTATGATAAAGCAAAAGAAATGTATCTGGGATTGAAAGAAAAAGTAGCTATGAATATAGATATTAGTAATTTAACTCCCTCAGATATAAAAAATTTAAAAGAAGATACTAATTTAAAAATAAAAGAGGAAATTAATAAAAACGAAATTAATAGTTTAAAAGAAAGTATAGATAGATTATTAGATATTAAATTTAAAGAAGAAAATTTCTTAATTTATATGGATTGTTGGTCTAAAGATTTTAACAAAAATAAAAATTTCTTGGCAAACAATATAGAAGAAGATTACTTAGATGATAAAGTTAAAGAAATACGAAGGAAAATAAATATTAATAGAGCTTATAAGACCAAATTTATAATTGATATTAAAGGAAATAAATCATTGTCTGTTATCAGTGATTTTATAAGATTTAAAGATAGTGAAGTTAAAGGTAGTAAACACATTTATTGGAGAGATGAAAATGGCAAATATTATTTGAAAAAATTCAATGAATTTTTATATAAAAAAGATAAATACAATAATATAAAATATGACAATATTTTACAAAGTAAAGACAAAATTTTGTTTAACTCCTCAAAATATTATTATCAAGAAATATCAATAATAGACTTTATCACAGAAGAATTAAAAGATGAATATAAAGAATTACCATATAAGATGATTAGGAGGCAAATTATTAAAGTATTTTCCAAGGATGATTTAACAAACAAAATTGATCTAAAAGAGGTTAGATATATGTTAAATGCTTTATTTAATACACAAAAAATAATCAATACAAAACATGATCTAAATGAAAGAACTAATAAGCCTGAAGAGTATATGAAAGAATTATTTGCTAAACCTCAAAGTTATAAAATTATACCTGAAGTTAATGAAGATTATTTCATAGAAAATAGAATGACAAAAATATTTATCAAAGAAAAATTTGGAGACAATTTCATTAATAAAGCTATGGAATTTAAGTTATTTATGACTAAGAAAAATTATTCTTATATAAATTCAGCTTTAGCAAATATATCAGACACTATAGAAAAAATAAAGAACCATGAAGAGAAACATAATCTCACTATAACACAAAGATTGTTGCAATCTGTCTTACAAAATTTCCATGTTGTTAATGAAGACAACTATACCGCAAATGAATCTGATAAACTAAAATCATATTTAGAAGAATTAACAATTAAAGCATGTGAAGCTGATAAATATGATAGTAATTACAAATTACCTAAATCAAAGAAAATTTTTAAATCAATTTGATTTATTTATTATCTTTTTATTTTTGTCTTTAATTTAATTT